AGATTCATTATGAGATAGTCCCAGCTGATGACGCTCATGGTTGGAACATTCGACTCCTAGAGGAATATCCTGAAACGGTTATCTCCTTTGGGACAATCGAGTTTGTTGGAGAGGATGACGAAGAAGGTCAAATCTCCTTCAACTTTAGTATTGTTTCTACACCAGATGCAGATTTATCTGTCGAGGACTTGACTCTTCAGGCATATTGTGGTAGAATACTATCTGCGGTGATAGATACGTCTGTCAGTGAGGGAACGATGGTTGCGACTGACTCCAAGACGGGTGAGTCGTTGATGACCGAAGACATGAGTGATGAAATAGAGGAACTATATAATGAACATAAATCTGGAACAGACAGTACTACGGAACCTACTGACTAATGAGGAATATATGCGGAAGGTTCTTCCGTTTATACAACCTGATTATTTTGAGGGGGTCTACAAAGGCCTCTTCAAAGAAGTCACAAAGTTTGTAGCAAAATATAACAAACTCCCAACTCTTGAATCATTCAAGATTGAGATGGATGAGAATAACTCAATGGGTGAAGAACATCACCGTGTTGGGATAGACCTATTACCAAACGTATTTACCTTCGAACCTGAGAACCTTGAATGGTTAATTGAACGCACTGAGAAGTGGTGTCAAGACCGTGCAGTGTTCAATGCGGTGATGGAGTCTATCTCTATCATTGATGGTAAACATGCAACGATGCAGAAGAACGCAATCCCTGATGTCTTATCCAAGGCACTGGGTGTTACGTTCGATACTAATATTGGTCACGATTACCTTGAGAATGTCGAGGGTCGTTATGCCTTCTATCACGAACAAGAAGAACGTGTTTCGTTTGACCTTGATATGTTCAACCAGATTACCAAAGGTGGTCTAACAAACAAATCACTCAACATTGCCCTTGCGGGTACTGGTGTTGGTAAGTCACTCTTCATGTGTCACATGGCGGCATCTGCTCTATCGCAGGGTAGGAACGCACTGTACATCACTATGGAAATGGCAGAAGAACGTATCGCAGAACGTATTGATGCGAATCTACTGAACGTAGATATCAGTCAGCTGGAGAATCTATCTAAGGATATGTTCACAGACAAAGTATCACAGATTGCCGCAAAGACTCAAGGTAAACTTATCATTAAGGAATACCCAACTGGACAGGCAAACACTTCACACTTCCGTGCGTTACTTAACGAGATGAAGTTGAAGAAGAACTTTGTCCCTGAGATTATCTTTGTTGATTACCTAAATATCTGTGCATCGTCTCGTATGAAAGGTATGGGTGGTGCGATTAACTCTTATTCTTATATCAAGAGTATTGCAGAAGAGTTACGTGGACTCGCAGTAGAGTTCAATGTACCCATCATGTCTGCTACTCAGACTACACGTTCTGGTTTCGGTAATGACGATGTTGGTCTAGAGGATACGTCCGAGTCGTTCGGTCTACCGGCTACAGCTGACCTGATGTTCGCACTCATTACTAATGATGAACTAAATAGTCTTGGTAAGATAATGGTTAAACAGTTGAAGAATCGTTACAATGATGCGACTGGCGCCAACCAGAAGTTTACCATTAAGGTTGACCGTAGTAAGATGCGATTGACTGATGATGATGACGCAGAGATGATTCCTAATGACCCTGATAAGGGTTGGGATGATAAACCAATCTTCGATAACAGTTCAGCTGGTCAGAGAATGAAGTCCGAGAACTTCAAGAACTTTAAACTTTAGGAAGATTAAATGGATATTCAATATGCTTGGCCTCTGTTCACCTTGTTCTTAATGTTCGTTTCTTTCTGGTACGGAAAGGTAGTTGGATTTATTCATGGTGAAGATGAGGGGTTTCAAGAAGGAATAATTCGAACATCAACTGTTGTGACTACGGTTATTCTGAGATGGGTGAGGGAAAACAAGGACGTGGAGATTAGTGACTTCGAGATATCAAAGATTGTCAATGGTATCAACATCACCCGACCAGACGGTAAACCGAATGACGATTCACTTTAAGAACCTTGACACGCCACTAAACTTTCTTTTGGCTGAAAAGGAAAGGTGTCTTCAGTGGGCAAATGATGTTGTCCAAGGTATAACTACACCATTAAAACTTCGTCATCGAAAACATTCTATTATCAACCACTCTATAACTAATAACGATTGGAAGACGATAGAACAGATTGTCGGACATAGACAGTCGAGAGTACTGAGACAAAGGTCGGCACTAATGGCACGCCAGTTTGGTGTTGTCAATAGAATTGTTATTGACCAGTATGATGTACCCGAAGAGATGGCCGAACTAATACAGTCGTCCATGTTTAATACCTATGGTATCCCTAAAGATGAGTGTATGCCTATAGTTCAGATACAGAACGGCGGTGAGTTGTTACATCCACATCACGGACACGCAAGGAAGTCTAGTCTATTCTGTTTGTTACAGGGTGGAGACGAAGTGACCAAATGGTATAGAGAGACTAAACCATTCAAAGTTGTGGACGAGTTCCATATCCCAGATATGAGTAAACTTGAAGTGACATCTGAGAATGTCCTAGAAGTAAATCAGTGGTTATTATTTAACCACCAAGAATGGCACTCCGTTCACAGGAAAGGTGACGTGGGTGTTAGAATCAATTTAGGTATCGATTTCAAAACAATGAACATAAACGAATGTATGGAGTATTTTAAATGAGTCAAGTAAGTCTAATAGCCCTGAGTAGTCCGTCTGCGATTACTGATTGTAATACTGCGGGTGAACTCGTGGCATATACGGCAAGGGTCAGTAATCCAGCTAACCAGTCTAACAAGAAGACCGCACCAAAGCTATTGGGTTACCTAATGAAAGAGAATCATTGGTCACCCTTTGAGATGGTGCATATGACTATGGAAATCAAAACGACCCGTGACATTGGGAGACAAATACTGCGACACCGCTCGTTTGCATTCCAAGAGTTCTCTCAACGGTATGCAGTGAGTGAGAATATCGATGTAGTGCGTGAACCACGTATACAAGACCTGAAGAACCGCCAGAACTCTAACGTAACTGATGATAGAGTCATCACCGAAGAGTGGAATCGTTCTCAACAAAGGATTCGTAACTTCGCAAAGAAGGAATATGAAGCTGCACTTAAGATGGGTATTGCAAAGGAACAGGCACGTGCATTGTTACCCGAAGGTTTGACCGAGACAACGTTGTACATGGCGGGTAGTCTACGTAGTTGGATTCACTACTGTGACCTGAGACGTGCTAACGGTACGCAGAAGGAACACATGATTATTGCCGACCAGTGTTGGGATATTATCGGTGTACACTTCCCTGATATAGTAAAGGCGTACAATGACTGAGATAGTAATTAGGAACAAGGGTCTACTTAAGGTTCTTGATGACACTGTAGAGATGTTTCTGGAACACAGAGAATTGTGTGATGAACTGTCTGATAATCTACAACGTGACGTTCCTGTTGAGGAGTGGGAGAAATTCTGTAAAGAAGAATACTTACATGAGTTGATTGCTAAAGGTGAGGAACACATTGGGTTCCCTGAGACTGGTTACGGTTTTCAGGTTGCACAAGGCGCTACTCAACGACCTGATGTGTTCGCATCGTTAAAGACGTGGACAAAGACTACCGTTCCTATGATGTTTGGTGCGAGGTCTAACTCTCTGACATCCTACTATCCACCTAATGGGTTTGTGGGATGGCACACCAACTGGAACGCACACGGATACCAAATTGTTCTCACGTGGAGTGAAGAGGGGGATGGGTACTTTTCTTATTATGATAGGAAGTCTGATACCATCATTACCGAACCAGATGTTAAAGGATGGCAGGCACGATGGTATAGGTTTGGCCGTTATGATGAACCACAACATCACTGTTGGCATACCGCATGGACAAACTGTCCGAGGTTCACCCTAGCATTTAAGTTTCCTTACAAAGTTCTGTATGAGAACGAGGCACTTGATGCAATAAAAGATTTAGTAGAAGAGTTGGAAACCGCTTGACAATGGTCAGACCTTCTGTTATAATTAACCAAACCAAATTAAAATGAGAGAGATAATGAAACCACAAATTGATTACAAATATAGTGAACACCACGCAATTAAGGAATTAACCGATTACATTGATGGGACATATGGAGAACACTACTCGAAGAACAAGTTTCAGGCTACTGAGTTTATTATTGATGGTGGTCATGGTGATGGTTTCTGTATCGGCAACATAATGAAGTATGCACAACGATATGGTAATAAGAACGGTTATAACCGCATAGATATAATGAAGGTATTACATTATGCCATCATCCAACTCCACGTACACGACCACGAGAATCGATAATTATGATTAAAAACATACTGTGGTATGTAGTGTTTGCTGTAGGTGGTTTTGTTATTGGGTATCCTATAGGATACTTTATAGAGACTACTTTTAACATTTTTTAAATAAACGCTTGCCAAACGACTCCTTTCATGTTATA